GCAGTAAAAAAAGATTTAGGTAATGGTGAAGTCTATACACTCAGCCAAGATAAAATGGCATCACCAGAAAACTTTTGGAAATACATGATGGAAAAACGTTATGCTTAAAACATTAAGAGTATTATCACTCGGTGCTGGAGTGCAATCAAGTACCTTAGCTTTAATGATTCATAAAGGTGAAATACCTATGGTTGATTGTGCAATCTTTGCTGATACTCAAGCAGAACCGCCTAAAGTTTATGAATGGTTAGAATTTTTAAAAAAAACAGTAAGTTATCCCGTGCATATAGTTACGTGGAGAAATTTAGAACAAGATGTATTAGATGCAAGTCAAGGTAAATATCAAGCATTTACAATTCCTTTTTATACAAAAAACAAAGAAACAGAACAAAAAGGTATGTTGATGCGACAATGTACTGCTGATTATAAAATTAAACCTGTTACAAAAAAAGTAAGAGAGTTACTGGGGTATAAAAAAGGTGAACGAGTAGATTTAAAAGAAGTAAAAGTTGAAATGTTATTAGGTATATCAACAGATGAATTAAGAAGAATGAGAATGAATAGATTACGATATATAGATAATCAATATCCACTTATTAATGATTTTGGTATGTCAAGACAAGATTGTATTATGTGGATGAAAGATAATGGCTATCCTATGCCTACTAAATCAGCTTGTTATTTTTGCCCATTTCACAGCCAATCAACTTGGAAAGAAATAAAAGAAAATGATCCAGAGTTATTTGAAAAGGCAGTCCAAATGGATAGACAAATACGTGATCAAGAAAAATATAAAATTAAAAATAAATTTAAAGATGAACTTTATTTACATAGAAGTTGTGAACCATTAGACAAAGCATTAGAAGATGATGGTCAGTTAGATATGTTTGATGGGTTTGATTCTATCTGTGATGAGGGTATGTGCGGTGTTTAATTTATTTGTAGAAATAATCGCCGTAGCTACCGCCATAACATCTATTTACTTGTATGGAAATGGGTGGAAATATTCTGGTTATTTCGGCTTATTTTCACAGTTTTGGTGGGTATTATTCACATATTTGAATGAACATACAACTTTATATGTATTGTGTTTTTTTATGATCATCACTCACATTCGCAATATTTTTAAGATGAGGCAACAATGACCCATTTTATTAATAAATCAAAGCTAACTGAAAAGTTTTCAACAGTACCAAATGCTTTAATTCAAAACTTTATTGTCAGTTTAGAGGCAAGAGGATTACTTGTTTATTTACTATCACTGCCATCAGATTGGAAACTAAACATAAAAGATTTAAGTAAAAAGAATAACTTAGGTGAAAACAAGATACGTAAGCTAGTTAATGAGTTAATAGAATGTAAATATATCATTCGAGTTCAGGACAGAGTAAAGAACGGAACGTTCAAAAGTTTCGATTATTTTATATATGATACGCCTCAAACCCAGCAAATCCGTCCAGTTGATGATTTACCGCAAGTGGATATTCCACAAGTGGATATTCCACTAGTGGATATTGGGGAGACATATAAAGAAAACAATATACAAAATAAACATAATACAAAAGAAACATACACTGATGCTTTTGAGGAGTTTTGGAAAAAATATCCACTTAAATCTGATGATAAAAAATGGGGTGATAAAAAAACTACTTTTAACATTTTTAAAAAAATTAAAGACATTAAACAAGTAATGATTGGATTGACCCTTTATTCTGAAACAGATGAAGTAAAAAGAGGTATTCGTTACCACCCAAAAAGATTTTTAAAAGATGAACATTATCTTGAATACAAAGAAGAAACTCAGCCAAGTGAAAAAGCCATAATGCAAAGCTGGTTACATAAATATAAAAAACTCGGCTACCAATTAGAAGAACAACAAATACAGCAATTAAAAAAACATGGATTGTTATGAAAAATATAAAGTTGGTTCAAATTGATGGCAAGTTACCTAACCTTGCACTAATGAAAATGTCATCTTATTTTAAAGCATTAGGTCATAAAATTACATTTACACGTTCTGTTAATCATTCAATGTTTGAAGATGATTATGATGAAGTGTATGGATCATCAATATTTTTATTTAGTAAAAACAGAATTGAAAAACTTAAAAGTAATTATCCTGATGCAATAATTGGTGGAACGGGTACTGATGATTGGGCAAAATGTATTGGTGATTATATTGATCTAAGTTGGAATAAATTAGATTATAGTCTTTACCCTGAATATAAATTTAGTATTGGTTTTACTCAAAGAGGTTGTCGCCTAAAATGTAAATTTTGTGTTGTTCCAATAAAAGAGGGTAAAAATAAATCAGATCAAACAATTAATGAAATATGGAGAGGTGAACCTTATCCTAAAAAAATACATTTACTTGATAATGATTTTTTTGGACAACCGCAACAAGATTGGGAATATAAAATAGATGAAATAAAAAAAGGAAATTTTCAAGTATGTTTTAATCAAGGAATTAATATTAGATTAATTGATGATGTAGTTGCTAAAAATTTAAGTCAAATAAATTATCGAGATGATTCATTTAAACATAAAAGAATCTATACAGCTTGGGATAATATTGGTGATGAAAAACGTTTTTTTAGGGGTGTAGAAACATTAACAAAATATGGAATAAAAACAAATCACATTATGGCATATATGCTTATTGGTTATGACAAAAGGGAAACGTGGGAAAGAATTTGGTATCGTTTTAATAAAATGGTTAATGTCGGTATTTTACCTTATCCTATGGTTTACGATCCATTACAAAATAAAAGAGATTTAAAGCTGTTTCAACGATATGTAATTCGAGGTGATTATAGACACAAAAATTATGATGAATATTTACGCCACTATCACAATAGAAATATTAATGAATATGATAAAATTATGGAGTTAGATTTTGCCAAAAAAGAAAAAGCAGTATAAAGCTGAGGACTTATCCTATACATCACATAAACCAATCTATCAGGAAACACCCACAACAGAACAATTAAAGAAAAATGTGTATGAATGGGAAACACTCGAAACTAAAGTACAAAGAGCAAGGATTCTTACTCAGAACCTACTCGACACCTACCTACTTAAAAAGCAGATAACTCAAGAGCAATATGATGCGGGTATGAAATATTACACATTATGGAGAAGTTCAGGATTGCAACAAAAAGTTACCTCATCACTTAAACCTGTAGTCAGTACAAGTACAACAACTGATATGGCTAGTAGACAAGGTGACAATTATGTAGCCCTAAATGAGGCAAGGATAGTCGTAGGTAAGCGTTTATGTTCTATCCTAGACAAAGTATTATTATACAATGAACCAATTAAAGTATGGGAGGAATATTACGGAGTTAGACCTAAGACTGGTATGTCAGTATTAATTGTTGCCTTGGACACTTTATGCGACCATTGGGGTATTGGTTAGTCGTCAGGATTATTTTCTGTATCTTTGTATTTGTCAATCTTTTGATTCACTGCTACTTGAGCATTTAAATCTAAACTAGGGTCAGATGCTGGATACGTAAAAGGTTTGTCATACTGTTTTAAAGCATCATCTAAATGAGTAACATCAACACCATATTTCTTTAATTCACGAATATTATATTTCATGCATTTAAATAAATCTAATATGACATTATCTTTGCTATCAGCACGAGCAATATATTTTAACATACAAGCACGATTGTGATTGAGATTAAAGGCATCAACTACATCAAGAATTTCTATTTCAGTTCCATCAGGAGTAATGCCTTTATAATAATTAGGGTTTATTCTTTTCTTATTCTTCATGGAACGCTAACCATAAAGCAAAGACAAACATCACAATACCTAACGTAGCATTTGCATAGTTGTTATGGATCATGTGATGAATCGTATAAAAAATCATTGTAGGAGATAAACTTATCCCAATACAACGTAATAAAAAGTTAAACATATATTTTTCCATAATAGTAAATTTAGACCAAAAAGGTATAGATTGCAAATAAATATTCACAAATATATAAAAAATATACTAAAAAAGAATATAGTTACTTGACTGGCAACCTGAAAAAAGCTATATTTAGTAAAGTTTCATAAGAAACTTAAAATTTCCCTTCCTCCTCAAAGTCCTAATCATTCAGTTGATGGTTAGGCATTTATACAATGTTAGAATATTTTATTATTACTCTATGGATAGAGTTTAATGATCAGTTGTATGTAACTTACGATACATCACTTCATAAAGATTGTAAGTATGCTTATCATTATCACAAAGAAAAACTACAAAATACAAACCAGGAATTAGTGGCACTGAAGTGTACAAACACTAATGAGTTTAAATTAAACAAAAGAATATTAGATGGTACAGAAATATATAAAAAAGACACCAGACCTGTTAAACAAGATTTGCCAATATATAGTCGAGGGTAAATCATTACGATCAATTTGTAAAATGAAAGATATGCCATCAGTGCAAGCTGTTATGAAATGGCTTAACAATGATGAGAATTTTTATAGGCAGTATCAAACAGCAAGAGAAAATCAAGGCGACCTTTATGGTGAAATGATTAACGATATCGCAATAGAATTATTAACAGGACAACGAACTGACTTCCAGAACTGTCGAGTAGCAATAGATGCACTAAAGTGGACTGTCAGTAAAATGAATAGTAAATGGTCAGATAGGCAAGTATTGGACGTTAATCAGACTAATTACGTAGATGAATTATCAAAAGTACAAGATACTATTAAGCAACGGATAGAAGAAAAAAATAAAGAGAAATCAAGGACTAATGTGGTTGCGATAGGCGATAAGGTGGGCAAAACCTCTTAAGAAGTTTATCACTACACGCGTAGATTTTTCCTGGTTTTATACAGTATTCGGCTTAACTAACCGAACACAAGATAATAAAATCAATAACTTACAAAGATTAATACACAAAAACATACACAAAAGAGGTTTTTTTAGCTGTAATTTTATAACCCCCCACCTTATAAAAACGGGCGGGGCAGTTATTATAGCTATACCACCATCTCCCCAGAGATACCCCCCTCTTTTCTTTAGAACAGCCAATAGGATTCTATGCAAAATTCTGAAATTATAACTAAACTAGCCCTTGACCC